TAATAAATTACCATAACCCATCCGACGCATTCGGCGCCAACTTCACCTTAAAATCCGTTTTTGGTACTATTTTACCCACTCAAATACACAGAGGTTCTCTCGATGACTGAGAACAGCTCAGATGACTTATCCTCTAATTTCAGGAAATTGCTGGATAAATTTGACATGACGGCGGCGGAGTATGAAAAACTGGTCCAGTTATCACCGAAAACGATCAACAATATTCTGAACAGACGGCACAACAGCACCCTGCGCACGCTGGACGAGATTGCGGCCTCGTTCGGCCTGATCGGCTGGCAGATGCTGGCGGGCGGCGAGGTCATCGACCAGTCCCGCTCTCCCCGGCGACTCTCTCGCTATCCCGGGGCGACGTTCGTTTTGGCCGACTGGGCGTGTGCCGCCGGCGCCGTGACCGACGTCCAGCCCTTTCGCCGACGATGACCTCCGGCCCTTTCCAGCGTATTGATTTTTGACCGCCTCCCGCCCTTCAGGGGTGGGGCGCGCCCTCTTGGTAAGAATTTACAGTAAAATAATACCTTCAACCCCAGCGGGTGAGGTCTGATGAATCGTAAGAGGATTTGGTATCTGCGTAAGCCGGGCCGGTTGTGCTGGCTGCAACACGACTACATCCTGTTACTGCCGCCCCCGGAGCTGCGTTCGGAGCCGGGCGAGGAGGATGCGTGGGTGAGTCTGGCGAATCAATGTCTGCAGATTCGCGCCGGGTTCGCCTGGGATGGCGCGTGGCCGCTGCCACGCTGGCGCTGTCTGCTGCGGGCCTCGCTGGTCCACGACGCGCTGTACCACCTGATGCGGAAGGACGGTATGCCGTGGCATCTGCGGCGGTATGCGGATGCGCAACTGCGCAAGATAGCCATCGAGGACGGAGCGCCGGCGTGGCTGGCGGCGGCGTGCTATTACGCCGTGCGGCTGTTCGGGCGGTGGCGCCGAACGCAGGTTCTGCACCACGATTAACGGCGAGGCTTGCGGGCGTAGTAGTCAATGCACTCGGCAGGATAATGGTGCGCCCGCAGGGCGTCCATCAAGGCGTCGACCGGGTAGGGGATGCTGTGGAGGGTGATGTCGTGGCTGGCGAGGTCCATCTCGGCCCATTCGACGCGGTTGATGGCGCTGCGGCATTGCCCGATGCTGCCGACGTGGATGATGTCGGGTCGGCGTGGGTCCGGGCCTTGGCGGTGGCTGTGCCCGACCAGATAGCGCCGCCGCGCCGGGGGTTCTGGAGCGGCGTGCTGGCAGCGATAGCGGGTCAGGTCGAAAAGTAAAGGGAGGCCGGTGATCGGGGTCAGGTCGCGGCAGCGGCTGGGGGCATGGGCGTAGAAGCGTTGCACCAAAGGGGTCTGCCGCGCCAAATCGTCAGCGCCAAGATGCAATCGCTCGTGATTCCCTTCGATCATACCCTTGGCGGTTCCGCAGAGGGCGCGAACGCGGGCGACGCAGGCGTCGGGCCATGGGCCGTAGCCGACCGTGTCGCCCAGATTCACATATCCGCTCACCCGGCCTCGGGTTGCCGCAACGAACGTTTCCAGGGCGATCAGGTTGCCGTGAACGTCGCCGAAAATGGCAATAGCGCCCCTCATCACGGGCCCGCTTGGGCATACTGGCGCAACCCCTCGGCGAGGGGGGTGAACACATAGCGCCACTGCTCGGTGGCGCGGCGGGTATCTACGGGGGTAAAGCTGGGGCCTTCCGTCTGGCTCTCGTCAGTCCGAACCGTGGTTTTGGCATAGAGGTCGCACACGGCCAAGGCGATATCCAGAACGCGGTGCGAGGGGCCAGAAACATTGTAAAGCCCGCTGCCGGTAAACAAGGCTTTTTCGATGAGAGTGGTCACGTCGCCGATCCAGACGGGGTTTACGCACGCTCGGCCAGAACCGTAAATCATCAAGGGTTGCTCGGTTCTGGCCTGGTTCCAGAACGTGTCGATAACGCTGTTGCCGCCGAGGCCATAGACGGTGCCTAAGCGCAGGATAACGCTGGTGTGCGGGTAAATAACGTTGACTTGCCATTCTCCGCCGAGTTTGCTCAGAAGATAGCCCTGATGGCAGCCCGGGGCGATGGGCGCGGTTTCGCGGGCGGGGACGGAGAGGGGGGCGTACAACTGGGCGGTGCTGAGATAGATGAAGCGCGGTATCCCGGCGGTGTGGCTCGCTTCGGCCAGACGGCGGGTCGCCAAGGTGTTGATGGCGAGGTAATCTTCGATGAGAAGTAGATCGTCGGCTCGGCGGGGTTGGGGGATCTGAGCGGCAGCATGAACGATGGCGTCGCATTGGCGCAGGGATTGCGCCATGGGGGATTCCCGACGCAGGTCACAACGCAGGACCCGGGCGCAGCGGGCGCGGGTGAGGTCTGGAAGGGTCCGGTGATGCTCGGTGGCATAGACCTGATGCCCCCAATCGGTCAGCGTATGAATGATCCGGTTGCCGATGAATCCGGCGGCGCCGGTGACTAACACGGTTTTCACAGGAGGGACTCCCTAACTGCATCGATGTCGTCGTTGGGTACGACCGTTTCCTGCCAATAGCGCAGGATGGTGTAGTCGGTCCGAATGCTCAGGGGCGGCGGTTGCTGCCGGTACAGGTAATAATCCGCGCACATTTTCGGTTCGTTGAAGCCGCACAGGGCGCGGGCGGCGGTGGTGCCGCTGCAGCGGGCGTTGATTTCCAGAACGTAGGGAGAGCCGTCCTGGACGCGCAGTTGGACGTTACAAGGCCCTTCGGGACGCAGAGAGTTCACGATTTCCCGTACCACGGCGGCCAGTTCTGGGCGATGCTCGGGAAAGGCTTTGTAGGTATCGCCGTCGCGCAAGATGCGGCGCATCAGGATGGGGCCGTAGACGTGACCGTCGAGGGTCACGGTGCCGCAGGTGTACTCTGGGCCGTCGATATAGTCCTGGACCACGCAATTGTCTGGATCGACATCACGCAACGCGCGGACAAAATCCTGGCCGGTGTGGCAAAGAAAGGTGTTGCGACTGCGAGCGCCGCCGCGTTGCGGTTTGAGTACACAAGGTCCAATGAACCGGGGGGTATCGGTTACCGGTCGGGTCTGTGGCGCATAAGGGCCGATCTCACTGATAAAAACGGCGGTCAACAGCTTGTCGTCGGCGATTTCAATGACGGGGGGTGAACTGACGACGACGCGGGCGCCGATCGCGGCGAACGCCTCTTTTGCTTTGGACAGAGGGGGCAATTCCGCGTCCAGGCCGGGAAACAGCAGGGAAACCCGCTGTTTTTGGCATAACTCCAACAGGGCGGGGACATAGCTCGGGTCTGCCGCCGGGGGGATGATCGCCCGTCGGTCGGTGGGTTGCCAGTACAAGCCAGCGGCTAAGGGATCGCTGTCGGCGGCGATCAAGCGGCAATCGTAGGTCCGCAACGCCTTGAGGATGCTCTGGCCGACGCCGCCGCCGGTCCCGGTGACTAACAGGGTGCTCATGCGGATTTTCTTTTTTCCCGGGTGGGGGAATCGGTGGAGGGATTGGTAAAATAATACCATCATTCGGTAATGAGTTACAGTAACGGGCAAAAAAAACCGCCCTCGGGGGGCGGCAAGCGGCGGTGGGGCGCTGCGAAAAAAGGGGGGCTAGGTGTAAGTGAAAGTAATAATGCCGTTGGCGTTCCAGTTGATCTTGAAGGGGGTGCCCACGTCGGCCTGTTTGGATTCGCCGAAGGCGATAAAGGCGGTCGGCGGATAGTTGGCGTCGGAACTGTTGTACAGGATCGCGTTCCAGGCCGGGCCGATGGCGCTCCCCGTGGCGGTGACGCTGATGTCGTCGCCGTCAAACATCGCGTCGTTGGTGGAGACGGTGGTGACGGCGGTGTTGGCGACAATTTCACCCCCTGCGGTCCAGCCGTTGCCGCTGACCTCGGCGCCGCCGCTGGCGCTCGCGGTGCTGAGGGTGCCGGCGCTAACCGATAGGAGGCCGGCGCCGCTGAGGGTGCTCAGTTGGCTGAGAATCGTCGCTGAACCCTGATACGTCGCGGTGCTGAGGGTGCTGCCGGTTCCGCCGACCACTTGCACGAGGCCAGTGCCGCTGGGCAGGCCGACCGCCGCTGAAACCGTGCTGAGGCTGCCGGCGCTCAACGACAGGAGGCCGGCGCCGCTGAGGGTGCTCAGTTGGCTGAGAATCGTCGCTGAACCCTGATACGTCGCGGTGCTGAGGGTGCTGCCGGTTCCGCCGACCACTTGCACGAGGCCAGTGCCGCTGGGCAGGCCGACCGCCGCTGAAACCGTGCTGAGGCTGCCGGCGCTCAACGACAGGAGGCCGGCGCCGCTGAGGGTGCTCAGTTGGCTGAGGGTGTCGTCCAGGGGTTGATAATCGCCCAGTTCATAATTGGTTTCGGCTCGCCAAGTCGTTCCGCCGTCCAGGGTGACGGCGCGGATGACGGTCGGGGTGGCGTCGGTGTATACCTGGTAGGGGGAATCGAACGTCACATTGACGGGCCAGGCGGTCTGGGGAACATCGTAGGTCGTGCCGCTGGGAGTCGCCTGGGTGAACTGGACGTGAAGTCGGCCGATGCCGGGGGGCGGGTTGGTGATTTGGATGCCCTGGGCGGCGATGTTCGCGTTCAGGGTCACCTGATGCACGGTGTCCACGCTGCTGCGCAGGTCTAGCGTCAGACTGCTTGAGGCGATGGTGGCGCTGAGTAACCCTGGATTGGCGCGGTACGCCGCTTGCGCCGTCCAGGTGCAGTAGACGGTGTGGGTCGTGGCGCTGAGGGTGATCTTGGCGGTGGTGCCGAGGTGGTTGGCCAGGACGGTGTCCCGGGTGAGGGTGGTGGCGCCGACCGTGCCCTCGCCCACTTCCCAGGCCGTGCCGTTGCCGTCTTCCAGCTTGTAGTGGACAGTGGCGCCGAGGCTGATGGTGGGGCTGGCGGAGAACGCCACAAAACCGACCGGGATGGCGGTACTCAGGGTCAGCGTCGCCGTGCCGCTGGTGTTGCTGGTTCGCTGTTTAACGCAGTCGCCGTAACGGATCGCCATCATCGTTCTCCCTCATACTGGCGGAGCAGCATGAAGTCACGACAGCGGGCGGCGACGGCGGTCAAAACGGGACGTAACCACCGGTTTGGAATCCGCGCCTTTCACCAGAGGGGGCGGCCATGAAGCGATGGCGAGGGGTCAGTAGCGGAGCTCACACTGAATCCCGATCCCCGAATCCGACAGGGTTTGTCGGTGGATCGGCGTTCCTTGGCTGAGGCGGGAGGGGTCTATCGCGGGGAGGCAGGTTCCGCATCCCGCCAGCAGGTGAGCCAGGAGCGCAAGGGTGAGCAGCGGCGGGACCCTCGCCGGGTGATCGGCTCCGGGCGTCAATCTGATCTTTAGGGGGGGCGTTGTGGCGGCGAAGGTCGTTGAAAGAGTCATTTCGCAAAGAATCGACGCGAGGCGGGGAGGCGTCGGGCAACAGCCCGAGTCCGCCGGCAATCGCCATGACGACGCCGAGCCAAAAATCAACGCGGTTGATGACGTGGTCAACGTCAACGGCTTCGCCGCTGAACGCTTTGTACAGGATATACCCGCCGCCGATCAGCCAAACGACGCCGCGTCGCGTGGAGGGTTCTCTGAAGTTGATGGTCATGGTCGGGTTGGGTCGGTCAACGCGGCCAGAATAGGGTCACGACGGGGCGGGCCAATGGGCTTGTTGCAGGAGGCCGCGCAACCACATTTGGTACTCGCGGCTGACGCCGGGCGGCGTCGGGGTGACGCGACTCCAACTGCCCCGGCAGTGGGGATGCACTAAGCCGGCGGGAATCTTCCACAGTTCGTGATCCTCGCGGGGAACCAGCGCGTTGCCGACTCGTTTGCGGGGGCTGGCGCTGCGTCCGACATTGGTCTTGGACGGCCACACTTCCGTATCCCAGTCCTTCGGCTCTTTGTCGTCGGCCACCACGGTCAGCACCTGGTTTCGGATGCTCTTGCAATAAGGACACGCGCCAGAGTACGCCTCCTCGCGCCGCACCTGCTCGCCGGGTTGCAGACTGGCGATATAGCCAGTGTTCGTGGCGTTGCCGGTCTCGGTGATGGCGATGCGCCGCCAGTCGCGGTTTAAGGTTCCAAAATCGTCGAGCAGGGTCTGCTGCAAGCGGTTCCAGGTTCCCTCGCGGTCGCCCAGCGTCATCTTGCGGATGCCGTCGAGCAGGACGGTTTTGATCCGGGATCGGGCGACGCGGGTCAGGTCGGTGATGCGCTGGGCGGTCTGGCGGACGGCGAAATCAAGGATGTGCGCCTCGCGCGGCGTGAGCAGGTGGGCGGGCAGGTCCCGGAAGTGGGCCGGTAACAGGGCGACCAGTTCGGCGAGGCGATGGTCGGGCAGCGCCGGGACGCGGTGTTCCAACTGGGCGCGGACTTGCCCGGCCAGGTGGGCGCGGAGGGTCAGATACTCGGCCTCGGACTGGATGACCCCATCATCCAGGTATCGCTGCAGGATCCAGTCCACCACCAGCATCCAATCGTCGACCGTCTTTTGGGCGGCGGGAATGCGGTTCAGGTCTTGCCGGATGCGGTCGAATTCGGCGGGGTCCCATCGTTGCCAGGGCAGGGCTTTGGCCAGCGGGGCCGGTTCGGGCAGGCCCAGTTCGCCGAGCAGGGCGTCTTGGATGTGGCTCAGGATGGCTTGACCGCGCTGGGTGACGGTTTCGGCGTGAGCGCGAATCCAGGGGTCGGGATGCGGTTCCCAAATGCCGTCGTCGTTGGGTGGATCGGCCAGCGCCTTGTGCAACGCCTCCAGGGCGGCGTCGGTGCAACCGCAGGAGAGCGGGCCGAAATCGAAGAGGAGCGGCGGGGTCATCGGGGCAGGATCTGGATGTAGTCGCGCAAGGCGCACGCCTGGCGCACGGATTCCTGGTAGAGTTCCCACAGAACGGGGTCGCGGTCGTCGCGTTCCAGGTTGGCCTGGCGGGCGTACATGACGCCATCGAGCAGTTCCTGGTACCAGTCCCATAACGCATCGCGGCCGTTGTGCGTCGTGAGGTAGGCGCCGTATTTGCGCAGTCCGGCTTCGGCGCGCTCGATCAGATCGGCGCGCACCTGGCGGGCCAGCGGATCGTCGTCGGCCAAACGGGCGTGGCACAGCACATCAGGCAGGACGTGACTGCTGGATCGGCCCGTCGTGGGAAGGGGTTGGGGGCGGGCGGCGGGGTTCATGGGGCAGCCTTGAGGAAGAAATAGCGGACTTGGCGGAAAGCTTTTTCCAGCGTTCGCCGCTGCCGCATCACGCCGATGAGGCGATCAAAAGCGGCGTTGATGCGGGTGCGTTCTTCCCCCTCGGGGAAGGGTTTATCACCGAGATAAATCCGGTTGTCGGCTCCGGCTGATAGATAATCGGAGCGCCGCTGTTGGCGGGCCAGGGTGTCTTCCACGTAGCTTTGAAAGGCGCGGGCGGCCAGTTCGCGGGTGGAGGACCAGTATTTTCCGGGGACGCCCTTGTCCAGGAGAACGGCGTGGTGGGCGAATTCGGAGCGCGTTTCTCCGGCCTCGACGGCGAGGGTTCCGCCGTTCGGGTCGCCGCCATAATGGGCGATGGCGATTTGTCGCCACTCCTTGGCCAGCTTTTTGGTGCGCGGGGTGGGGCGCTGCCCCTCGAAGTAGTTTTCTACGAGTTGGACGGCCTCATGGACATTGGCGGCGTTCGTGATGAGGCTGACCACCTTGGGCGTTCCGTAGCCGCCGGGCCGGGGTTTCAGATTAAGCGCGGCGGTTTTCACGTCCAGGCTGGTGTATTCATACGTTTTACTGAGGCGGCGCGTGCCGGCGGTCATCGTCCGCGTGAGGTGGGCGAGGGCGTCTTTCAGGTCGCCGGGGAGGGCGGCGGGGGTTTCGGTGGCATAAACCTCTTTGCCGGCGGGTTGCCCGGTTTCGGCCTCAACCATCAGGTTGTCCAGGGCGTGGAACCACTCATGCGCCAGGCAACCGCCGCCGCCCATTTTGGTAATGTTAATCACCCGCTGGACGGCTTCGTAGTGGGCGCGGGCGGCTCCGCCGAATCCGAGGTTGCCTTTGCCGCGCGCGCCGAAAGCCAGGGCGAGTCGGCCGTTCATGCTGATGAGGCTATCGGGAACGCCCAGCAGGTCGGCGAGGTCAGCAAAGGCTTCGGCGGCTTGCTGGACATGCCACTGGGCGCTGGTGGGGTCGTCAAGCACCCAGTTACCGGATTGCACGTCGCGCAGGCTGAATTCCTGTTTAAGCGCGGCGGTGCTGCCGATGCGGACGGGGCGGCCGCCGACTCGCTCATAGCGGTCAATGACCTTTAGGGCAAAAGCCGTTTCCCCCTGGGTGGTTTTCGGGGCGGTCGTTGTGGTTTTTTCGGCCCATGACCAATCGGTGATTTTGCCGGCGAGGGCGCTGGCGACATGCTCCTTAAAGGCTTCGCTGCCCTGGTGACTTCGATAGCGCAAGACCTTGAGGAAGCGTTCGCCCAGGGTTACCCACGCCGCGAACAAGGGATTGCTGAGGGTGTTTTGGGCCTTGTAGCGGGCGCGGATTTGCTGTTCTTTCTCCTTGAGTTTTCGGTACGCATCCATCAACGGGCTATAGGTCGAATAGACTTTGCGGCCGTCCCCCAGGTCTTCGATGTGGGTGACTTCAACGGCTTCGGGGTGGTCGGCCCGGTAGTTTTGCCACTCCTGGTGGGCGGCGGCGACTTCGGCTTCCAGGTCGGTGATTTTCTGGGCGAGTTCCGGGTCGGGTTTCCAGCCTCGGCGCGTGCGCTTCTCTTGATCGTAGTTGAGGCTTTTCAGGTCATTGTCGAGGCGGTAATAGTTATCCCACCGTTTTTGGATTTCCTTCTGGCCGTTCCTGGCAATGTTCCAGGCCAGCGTTGTCGCGGCGATCAACGGTTGCAACTCCGCCGTCTGTTCGGCGGTGAGCATCGTTCCTTCCAGTTCCGCCCGCATGTCGTTCAGTGCGGCGGTGACGGCGCTGGGCGTCTTGCACGCTTCCAGGCGGTCGCGGAGGCTTTGCAAGCCCAGGGCGTAGCGTTGGCGGGCTTCCTGGCGGTCTTCGGTGGGTTCCTGGCTGATGCTGGCATAGACCCGATCAATGAGGAAACCGGCGCCGGGTTCCATCCCCTCGGCTTTCAACGCCTCCCAGTCCACCGTGCCGAACAGGTTGCTCTTGGTGATGAGTTCCTTGGCTTCGCGCGGGTTCTGTTCAATCTGCTGCCAGTCTATATCGGTGGGGTTCAGCCGCCGCCCTTCGCGGCCGGCGCGGCGAATCAGATTGGCCGCTTCCTCCTTGCGGCTGCCGGCGATGTAGCCGGTGTCGCGGAAGCGGTAGTTAGGGCTGTTCGGGTCGTCGGCGTCATCGCTGGGGGTCTTTTGGTCCTTTCTGGCTTGGCGCTCGGCTTCTTCTTTTGCCAAGCGTTCTGCTTCCTCTTGAGCCTTTTTTTCCTCTTCGGCGCGGCGGCGCTCGTCGGCTTCCTGCTCCTTGCGGTCCGCTTCGGCGAACAGGTCGGGGGCGCTCGGCGGTTCGGGGCGTTTCTTGCGGGTCGCTTGATAAGGGGCGACGACCGTACCGCGTTTGGTGACGTGCCCGCTGACGGTCACCGGCGCATCGAACAGGCCGGGCTGGAACGCTTTGAAGAACAGCAGGCGAATCGTGGCCGGCAAGGCTTTAATCATGGCGGGCCGGTGGGCGGTCGCCCGCACCTTGATCTTGAATTCTTCCATAGGCATTGAAGTGATGTCGCCCAGGAACCGAGGGTCATCATAATGCGCGAGGTAGGCGCGGCGGGCGGCTTTCTGGGTCTTGAATCCGAGCATGACTTTGTCCTCGTCGAAGCGATCCCACTGGCCGGCCTTGCGCTGGTGCACGATATAGGCGAAGTCGGCGGCTTCGTGTGGGCCGAGGTAGCAGTCCACGTGGTCTTTGTCCACGCCTTTGCTGCCACGGATATAGCCATAATCAAAGCGCATCCGGGTACGCCATTCGTGGCCGTCGCGGTCAATGCCTTTGCGGACGCTGCCGGCGGGGTTCTCGATGCTGATGTCCAGCCCCTGGAACCGGCGATGCTGCTTTTGGTAGTTGCCGGCTTCGATTTGGGCCGGGGTGGGCTGGGCTTTCCTTAAGGCGGGAGTCGGTGGCTCGTCATATCCCATGCGGGAGAAAAATTCTTCGACGAGTTCGGTTTTGGGTTGATCCACGCCGATCCACGCCCCTTTGGCTGGATCAATCAAGTCGGGGAAATCGGCGGCCACGCTCCGCAAATGGCCGTCTTCGTCAACGGATAGCACGTCCCGCAAGACATTCGCCTCGCATAGCCACGCATAATCATCTCGCCGCGCGTGCGGGCAAAATAGGATCATGCCCTGGGTCGCGCCGGTCTGGCGGGCGAAGAGGCGTAAATAGGCCATCACGGTTTCGCGCTGGCGGGTAATGAATTCGCCGGTTGCCGACCGGAGCTTGGCGCGAAGGGCGGCTCTTTCCGGGTCTTCCAGGGAATTCCGGGGTAATTCCGCAATCGCCCGGATTTTGCCGGGCAGTTTGACGAGGCTGGTCAGCACTAGGTTGTCGGGCGCTGTCGCGGCGTGCTTGGCGATCTTCGCCAGGACGCCGGGGTCATCTTCCGGCGCTTTCATCAACCATTGATGTTGTTTTCCAAAGTTGCCTGAATTTTCCAGGTTATAAGTGACGATTCCGCCACCAATGTCGTCTTCCAGGATGCCCGGCTGTTTGAACGGGATATTGATCGTCCAGCCGGTTTTAGGCGAATAGGCGGAATACTTGCCATTGTTGATGATGACATGGCCGGCGAACTGGGGGAGGGCTTGCTCCGCCTCAAAGGTATAGCGGATGTCGGCCTGGGAGGGTTCCGGGTCGCCGCTCGGGTGGTTATGCACCAGCCATATCTGCTCTGCTTTCAACCGTTCCGCCTGTTGGCGGACTTCGATCTCATAACCTCTCGGAACGGGCGTAGTAGAGGGCATTCGCGCCGATAACCCGCATTGGCCGACGATGATTCCCTTGCGGACGTAAAACACCCGGAAGGTTTCGTAAAACGGGTTGCGGTACGCTTGGCAAACGCGGGCCAGGTCGGCGTGGTCGTGGATAATCTGGTCGAGCAGATTCAACCCGGTGACGGGCACGAGGTCGTTGGGAATCGCGGAACCGGTGAGGTCGCCGCCTAACGCCTGAGCGGTATCCTGGGCGTCGTGCGCGGGGGGTCGCTTGTCGGAATGCGCTCGAACCGTGGTGCCGTCCTGCTTGACGTAGCCCTGGATGAAGGTCTTCAGGAGCAGGGCGTGACCCTTCGCGGGGAGCGATTTTTCGAGTTTCTTTTTCCGGTTCCGGGGCGGGTTGGCCGGCGGCTCGTCGTCGGGTTCGTCATCGCCTTTCGGGTCGTGGGCGACGTAGCGCCGAACGCCTTGGTCATCTTCCAGAATGAATCCCTCGGCGCCGTTCTCCACCAGTTTAAAGGGGCGCTGCATTCGCTCCTTGACGCCCAGCACGCGCTGCCAGTGAACCCGGTACAGGTCGCCCAGGGGGCAGGTGGCGGTCAGGCCGTGTTTCCCGGTGGCCAGGACGCGGGCGGACATGGGGCCGCGCTGGGGGTGGTGGAAATAGACGTGATCGCCCGGTTCCACGTCCGGGTAAACTTTGGGGGCCAGGTTGGGCCTGGGCGCGGGAGGTGGGCGCATGGGTGACGGCTCCGCTTAAATCGTCCAGATACGGGGTGCGGCGGGTTTTGGGGTCATGGGCATGTCCAGCGCCATCGGGTTTTCCCGGCGTCCCATACCCGCAAGGCGCCGACCAGGTCTTGTATCTGCCGCTCGGTTCTCGGGTCGCTGTCCGGCGCGAAGGTCTCGGTGGCTCCCATTTCGCGCAAGCGGTTAGGGATATGCTGCCGTTGCCATTGGCTTTTATGCCAAACCTGCATAGTCTTTGGGTTGATGACCCGATAGTCAGCGGGTAGCGTGCCGTCTTTCTCGAACCCTAATGTTTCGTACAGTTCGCCGGTAAAGTGCTGGTCGTCGGAAAATGACCAGACCGTTTTCGGGCGCAGGGTCTTGACAAATGCCTTGAACAGCTTTGATGCGCCGCCGCGAACCATCGCCGCCGTGGCGTATCGGGCGAGTTCCCATTCGCCTTCGCTCGCCTTTCCCCGGCGTATCACGCCTCGGGTGAAGGACATGGCCGCTAGCAGTTCTCCGTCGCGTTGGAGGCCGAAATTCAGGACGGAGCCATGGCACGCACCTTGGAGGTGGTGGGCCGAGTAAAAGGCTCGGGCGGCGGTGCCGGTGATCGTTTCGGTCGCGCATTCTCGGGCGCTGATGCGCGGGGCTGGGTCGATCCCCAGGGCGTGCAACAAGTGGCGCTCAACGAGGGGACGCCGCTTGATCCAGTCGAATTCCCAAACGGTGATGAGACGGATGCCGGAGGATTCGGCGGCAGCGTACTTTTTTTCTGATGCCTTGGCGTCGCCCTCAATGCGGTCGCTGTGCCAAAAACAGCCGTTGTACTCGATGCCGATCTGGCGACCCGGAATGTAGATGTCGATCTCCATCCTGGAGTTTAGGGCGTGGCGGTCGTTCCTGGTGAGGTGAAACCCGGTGGCTTCTAGGAAGTCCGCCAGTTCTTTTTCTCCTTTGCTGATCCTGTCCTCGCGCCAGCACTGAACGCATCCGTTACCCGTTAAATGACTTTCGGCGGGCTGTAAAAAATCGCCGTGTTTCGCGCAGGTGATGAGTACCGGCTCCTTGATCGTCTTGTATTCGGTGTTTTCGTACCCGAACCGTTCGCCGTGAACCGCTTTGGCTTTCTCGATGAATTCCGGGGTGCTCAAAAACTTGCCGGCGCACTTCGGACATCCCGTCCTTCGGCTGACATGGTTATTGGGGCACTGCCAGAATGAGCCATGCGTCCGGCAGACGATTTCGACTTTGATCCCTGATTTTTGGTAGTGGACTCTGGAATAATCGTAGCGGTCGCCGTGAACGGCTTGGCTTCTCGCTAAAAACTGTTCAAAGGTCAGTGGGGGCGGCATAGGGATACTCGCGTATTTCGGTAAATGGATTATACCGAAAGCCTGTCGCGGGCGGTAATTTTTTACCGCTATCCCGGCAGGGTTGCGAATCAAAGCGGAGACAAACATCCGTCAAATCGTCCAAATGCGCGGCATGGCCAAAGCTTTCCCGAGGGGGTGAACGTTCTGTTGCTCGTCGGCGCTTGGCGGCTGGTCGGTTCCGGGCTGGCCCGGTTTCCCGCGTCCGGCTGCTGGCACGCCGCCGAAGTCGGGTTCTGGTTGCTGCGGGGCGTTCTCCTGCATGTACAAGCCCATGAGGTTTGGATTCAGCGGCGCATCGCCGATGACGCCGCCGAGGGGTTCATAGCCCTGTTCGGCGCGCAACTCATCCACGGTCAGGATCAACTTCTTGGCGTCCCACTCCTTTTCGGCGTCTTCCTCATCGAGTCCGATCCAGCGGAACAGGTATTTATCGTCAAACTCGCTGACGATGAAATCGCTGAACAGGTTTTCAAAATAGCCCATGAGCGGGCGCAGTCCCTTGTCCTTGCTGTCGGCCAGTTTCTCGGCGGTGTCGTTGCCGCTGAGGCTGCTTTTCTGGGCGCTAAAGCTCTCAAAATTGATCTCGTCGGGGGAAAGGGCGTAGATGGAACAGGTGATGGCGGTTAAAAACGTCATCCATTTACTAAAGTACATTTCGTTGAAGTCAACGCCCACGGGCGCGAATTCGGCCTTGCTTTCCTGGTCTTTACTGACCAGGACGGGGAGCGACCAGGCGTTGTTGATACCCTTGACCATTTGGTTCCAGTATCGCCGAAACGCGGCGAGGTCTTCGCTGCTGTAATCTCCGGTGAGGTGCAAGATGCCGCGCGGGATGGCGTTGTCGCTGAATCCCCGGATGTTGAGGGTCAGGGCGTTCAAAAAGCCGGTGACCACGCGGATGAGCAGTTCGCTTTCTCCCATGCCGTAGCCGGCCACACGCAGGTCGGTGCGGGGGTTGCGCGGTTCATAGATCAGGTCGTTGTAGGTGTAGACGGTCCGCACCTGCCCCTGCACCACTTGCACGGCGAAAAACGCATCATCGCCGTGATAACCTTCCTCATCGCAGAGCCTGATCGTAGCGCCGTCAATGGCATAGAGGCCATCAATCCCTTCTTTGGGGTTCCGCTTGAACTCGGTTTCAACGGCGGCGGCGTCCATGGTCAGGCTGTCCCGAACCAGCTTGGCCATGAACTGAGGAAAGGCGTCGCGGCGCAGGATTCGGCGCTGGCGCGGCTTGAACTCCCAGCCGCAATGCCGGAAGAACTGACTCATCAGGTTGATGCTGGTTTGTTCTTCGGGGTGGAGTTCGTGCTCGCGGTCCTTATGGCGGAGGGTAAACCCGATGCCGCCGTCCTCGCTGATGCCGCAAAAGCGGTTGATTTGGCGGATGCGGGTCATGACGATTGCGGCCAGGATGGGGGTCTGGTCCACCATGGTGCGCAAGGCTTCAAAGCCGACCGGGGCCGGCTTCTCGAAATACTCCCCTCGGGCGAAAATCTGGTATTTGTCCAGATAGACCGACTTCATGCCGTGGGGCTGGGTGCGGCGGTCTTCGCCGGGGAAGGGAATCACCTGGGCGCGCTGGGCCTTGAGCAATTCCTGTTCGGCCAGGTCGTCCTGAACGGCTTGCACCACGGCTTTCCAATCGCCCAGAGC